ATACTTAGGATGCGTTAGTCTGTTCTTGATGGAGAGCAGGAACTTTTGCGCCATAGCCTGTGTCTTAGACACAATCATGATTCTGATATTAGGGTTCTGGCAAATCCGATACACGGCATAGTTGACCGTAATGGTCGTAGACTTGGCGTGTTCTGGTGGGGTGTTGACTATGAGTAAGTCAGGGGCACCCACCTCGTAGGTTATAGCAGGGTGGACATCCGTAGGTTCTCTACCCTCTAATAAATCAATCCAATGCTTTTGATGGGTAAAGACATTAACCCCTAGATACTTCTCTGAGAATTCGGGGAAGGGTGGTACTTCCCCTCTGGAGCCACCTATTTCGCCTCTAGCGGTCATGCTTCTTACTTTGTCCACAGCAGTGGCAAACTCAGTATCTACCTTTCGGTAGTACTCGTAGGTCTTGACACTTCGCCCAACGGCATCCATGGCTCGTTGGACAGAGTAGCCCTGCATTAAAAAATCAATGACTTGCTTCTTGATAGCATCGCTTTGATGCGAAGCAGAGGTAGTTCGTTTTCTTTCCATAGGTTCTCCTAAGACGGGCTAAAGGGAGTCTTAGGGCTAAACTCCTAACCGAAGGCGTAGTCCAAACGAAGCCGAAGGTTAGGGCTTCTACTAGGGGCGACCCTTGGGGTCGCAGTAAGTGTTCGGAGGCTCCGATAATTTCGCCTCCTCACTAATACTATAGGTGTCCAAAAGGTCCTCATCGGACACTTTTGGTTATGTGATTTACGCCACATCTATAGTAAATCAGCAAAAGTGCAGGTCAGAGCCACATTTATGGGGGGCGAGGACTAGCAAAGTTGTGTATGTATACACACATACACATACACGCAGCGCTTTTAATAACCCTGGGGTGCTGACAAGCACCTCACTCACTTACTTGCAAGGCTGCTTGATGCTGCACGGCACTGCACTGCTTGGCTTGGCTGCACAACTAGCAGGGCAGGCGGTTACAACTTGCTAATTCGTGCGCTGCATAAATCGCCCCGCGCCCCGCAGCGTTTAAACACTCAAGCCCGCAGCAGCCCGCACCGATAGTTGAAAGTTCAACCAATAACAAGCAACGGCAGCGAATGGGCTTGTAAGTTACTCATCGGTAACATGCAAAAAACTCAATAAAACACGGGAAAATCTCACATCCGCGTTTTACCAAATCTCTCAAAACCATTGATTTACACTGCTTTTTTGCTTGTTACTCAGTAGTAACTTACGAGGCGCAGCATGGCTGCAGCATGCTCAAGCCGTGAAAGTAGGGGAAATCGTTTTACCAAAACATGCAAAAAGCCAGTGTTTTACGCTGCTTTTTGCGGGTTGTTGTAATTCGTTTAAACCTATGCAACAATTCGCAGCATCGGCGCAACACGGCGCCGAATGACTGGAAGGCTCAAAACATGGCACGCCATGCATCAACAGAAAACGCGGTCAAGCAGACCACCCGCTTGAAAAAAGTCTTGTGTGAAGTTGACGGCTACATAGCCCGAATCTCCCGCAGCACTCTCATCACCTACGGCTCCCCAATCTGCCCCGCCTGCAATCAATCCATGAAGGAGGCACGCTAACCATGAGCGCATCAACAACCTTCGGAATGGAGTTTGAAATACAGGGCTTGAATCCCGCACGCGCTGCCTACGCGGTCAACAACGCAGGCATTGCATGCAGCCCAACCAACGCAACCCACGAAACCGCCGACACATGGAAAGCCGTCTATGACGGCAGCGTAAGCAACGGCGCGGAAGTTGTATCCCCAATCCTTAGCCCTTCCCGTTTAAACGAGGCTCATAAAGTCACCCAAGCACTCAAAAACGCAGGCGCACGGGTTGACCGTGCCACGGGCTACCATGTTCATATTGGTTTAAACGCTTTTGAAAGCGACATGGGCAGCCGTGGAAATCTCGCAGCCTTCGTGCTTAATTGGTACGCAGCGCATCACGCAATTTCGGCGCTAGTTGCGCCTAGCCGTTTAAACAACCGCTTTTGCCGTGTACTCAATCAAGACATGGCAGAACGCCAAGCCTCCTACACGCTTAACAACGAGGCAGGCGCGTTTGACGGTAACCGCTACACATCGCTTAATCTTGAGAGCATGCGCCGTCACGGTACCGTTGAAATCCGCCTACACCAAGGCACGCTTAACGGCGTGAAGGCAATCGCATGGGCGCAATTCGTGGCAGGCATGATTGATGCCACTAAATTAGGCTTAGACCTAACCGACACCGTGGGCTTTACGCCATGGGCTGCTAACTATGTAGCAGAAGCACGCGTGAACCAGTGCGCAACCCTGCTTGATGCGCTCGTGAGTTTAAACACGCTTAACGCCAGCACTGGCGATTGGCTCAAAAACCGCGCAGCCCGTCTAAACGGGTAGCACGGCAGCCCGCCCCTAGTGGGCACGCGTAGGTGCAATCCCTACGGCGGGCACTAACACGGCGGAAAGCCCGCCCGTGTTTAAACAGAATGGACTGGACATGTACGAACAACCAACAGCACGAGAGCAATTCGCACGCGATTGCATGCTTGTACTAGAAAACACACGCCCCGCATACGAACACATCATGAAGAAAGCCAAGCGTTTAAACGCTAACGGCGAACCAGTGAACACGAACACGCACGCACTGGCTGAGTTTCTCCGCGACTATGTAGAAAACACTATCGGCTTCGCCGTTGACCCTAAACACAAGCAAGCGGAAAGCGTAGGCGCGTTACTGATTGCCCAACTCTGCACGGGCTGGGGAATCAATCCCTTCTATGACATGGCGCAAGACTTCATGACAGCAGCAGCAGAAAGCGCAGGTGTTTAAACATGTTTACTTGGCAACGCACTGAGGACGGCGAAACCTCCGCAATCTGCACCACCTGCGGGCGTATCTACAGCATGAGCAGCGAATGGGACAGGGCGAATCTTGACTGGCACGAACACGGAAAGGCGGGTGTTTAAACATGTATACGAACGCGCTCCCCTTATGGCTGCAATGGATAGACGGCAGCGCACTGCTACTAATCGCGCTCACGGTTTACTTCATGCGAAAGGCGTTTAAACGATGAGCCTATCCGTCCAAGAATTAGCAGCATGGAACCAATACGGCAAAAGATACGATGCAGAAAACAACTGTTTAAACTGCGGGGAAAACTTTTATGCTGCGCATCAACCGACCTGCAAATGGTCGGATGATTGCGAGCGTTTAAACACCGTCATGTGTGGCGACTGTTTGCGTACCGATTGCAAGGGATGCGAACGCTAACCGTGCATGTGATACACTTCACCCATTAACCAACCAACAACAGACTGGAGAAATAAATTATGTGCGGAATTGCAGGCTATTGCTTAGACCCTAAGCATTACTCACGCATCACCACTGCAGACCTTGCAGGGCAGATGCTTTACGACATAGAACACCGTGGACAACATGCCACAGGTGCAGCATGGATTAACCCACGCAACGGACGGCGCGTCATTAGCAAGGCAGCCACGAGCGCGAGCAAGTTCGTGCCCAAGGCAGGCGCACGCCTATGTGAAGGCGCGACAACTGCAATCTTGCATACACGGTGGGCAACGCAAGGCTCCCCAAGTAACGCAAGCAACAACCACCCAATCCCACGCGGTAAAATCGTACTCACTCACAACGGACACATCAGCAACGACACCGAATTGTTTAAACAACTAGGTGTCCCACGCATCGGGCAAGTTGACAGCGAAGCAGCAGCAGCACTCATCGCTTTTGCTGACGGCAAGCCATGGGAAATCTTGAGCGAGTTATACGGCACGGCTGCCCTTGCATGGGTTGCGCAACATGACCCACGAACGCTGCACCTAGCGCGTGTCAACTCATCCCCGCTATGGCTCGCGCAAGCAAGCACTGGCTCCCTATTCTATGGCTCAACCAAAGAAACGGTAGAGAACGCAGCCATCATGACCGACTGCGAGATTGACTGGCTACATGAAGCAGCCGAAGGCGAGTATTTCAGAGTTCGTGACGGTCATATCATGGAGTATCAGACCTTCAAGCCTCGCAAGTACGAACCCAATAACTGGTGGTCTACCTATCGCAACGAACGCGAGCCTGCATACGCCACAGAGTTGGACTATTACGGCAAGTACAACCAACGCAAGGCTGACCGTTACGCAAACTGGTGGAACGACAAGGAGGAGTTAGCCTTCTAACAGTTTAAACAAGAGAACCCTCGCCTGCGGCGGGGGTTTTTCTTTTGTGCGCACAATGTAGCCACAATCTCTATCGTGTTTAAACAGTTCACTCTCCGCCGCCTGGAACCAGGTGTCCTATGACCTAGCGTTTAAACAAACCAAAAATTATTTTTTATTTATGCCTGGAACTTGCTTGACTTTTGTTTTATATGTGCGCAATACTTACATCATGACAGAAAACGAACGAACACAGAAAGAAATCAACACACTTCGCGCTAAGTTATTTAACAAAGCCGAACACATCCTGAGAGAACTCTATCGTGAGGACTTTCAAGTTATCTACGCCGAACTCTGCAAAGAGGCAGGCATTACTAGCCCACGCAACGACAAAGATGCGGTGCGTGCAAGGTACTCTCAACTAATCCAAACAATGAAGCAACAGGAGAACTAAACAAATGTATCTAGCGACTGGAGAAATAGCAGGCATCATGATTGCGCTACTCAGCGCACTAACCGTGCTTGGTTTTGCGATGCGGGACAACGCTCGTTTAAACAAATACAACATGTACCTACGCAAGCGTAACTTAGAACTGCTCAAGAAACTTGAGAACTCAGTGGAAAGACCCTTCTAATGATGACACTTGACAAGGTATACGGAACTACGCATGGCTCATGTGCGTGGTGT